CCTTGGCAATAAGTTCAAGGACATCAACAAGAGCCATATAGATGTGATAAATAGATGTTATAGATAACATTCTCTTCTGTTCAAGACGAAGAGTAACATCTGGGTCACGAAAGTCATCCATAGCTTGAGCAAGTGAGTGAGGATTACCAAACATTGTGTTTAAATCCTTGTTGCTAAGATGAGATGACCATACATCATCAAGAGCAATATCGTCATTGATATCTAGCATTCTCTTGACATTGTATTGAAGTTGCCTTGTCAGTTCATCTGCTATCTTTTCCATAATTGAATCTGAAAGATAGTAGTTTTCATAGAAGTGTTCGTCCAAGGCACGAAGGTCTTTGTATATACCAAGAAAAGGTACAGATGATGATTGGAATGCTACATCATCTAAGTAATGATTATCAGCAAGTTTCATCATAGTGTCCTTCATTGGTACATATACTGAAGTTTCAATGTATTTACCCTGTTGGACAGTTTTAGGTTTTGTTGTATTTTTACTCATTATATAATCTCCTTATGTATGAGTGTTTATATTTAGATATCAATACGATATCTATAATTAAGAAACAGATGATTACTAACATAACCATCACATTTCATAATTTGGGAAAGAAAGAACATAGAAATTTTTGGATAACAACAACAATCGGGAGTTTCGCGAATGAATGCCACCACCACCAACTAAGGTGGTGGCAGAAGGACTATTGTTGTTGTTATTCAAAAACCCTGCCTCCTTTGGCAGGGCTCGTTTCTATGTTATTTCTGGACTTATCAATTAGCTTTTTCATATACCCTTGTAGCCACAAGGGTATCTCCATCAGGTATGTTGACTTTTTCAATGGGTACTGATATATGAAGAGTATGTCCGTTGCAATCAAAGAGAACAAGATTACACCAAGAGCAAAGAAGTTAGTAGATACACTCGTAGCAACAGGGTGTACAATAACAGAAGCGTCCAAAGTCGCAGGATATAAGGGAAACAGTTCAAGAGTAAGTGCAAGTCGTATGCTACGAAACCCAGAGGTACAGAAGTATATGTTTGAACAGATAACTCACAACTTGGGAATGAGTGCTGTCAAAGCTCAATCAAGGTTGTTAGACCTATGTACCTCTGCGAAGAGTGAGTATGTACAGCTTGAAGCTAGTAAGGATATACTTGACAGAGCAGGATTCAAAGCACCAGATAAACATCAGCATATGGTTAAGGGTGATTTCCGCATCAACATAGACCTAAAGTAGCTATGGGGGTCTAAAAAAGTGAATCGTGCCCCTAACATATAGTCCTACTCACTCATTAGAGTCTTTCAAGGTTCGTTGCAATTTTTTTTTTTTCTGTTAAGGTTTGATTATGGCAAGTAAAAAGAAAAAAAGTTTATTAGGTCGTAAGTACGAAAAGAAGATGCAAAAGACACCTTCTAGTTATTATCTTACAGGTAACCATCCAAAAAGTGCAGATTATTATAAGACTACAAGAGTTAATCCATTTACTAATGCTCATAGTTATACACCCACGACCACAATACCTGCAAATAAAAACGAAGTAATTTATAGTAGAACAAGAAGCACAGGAGCAAGAACACAAAATCCACGACTAACCCGTGCAATAGAAAGTGCGGCATCTTCACGAAAAAGAACTATAGAAACTCGTGAGTATATGAAAAATTTGCAAAAAGAATTAGATAATGTAAAAGGTCGTGGTTACAAAGGCCCACTTGCTGATGTGGCAGATAAATATTTTGGCCCTATTGCTAATCCTATTGGTGATGCAATAGAGAAAGGATATTCTAAAGCCGTACAGGGTGCAAAAAAAATTAAAAGAAAAATAACTAAAAAAGCAAAGACGGCTTTAAAAAAATATAGAAAGAAAAAGAAAAAAGAATGATAACATATATCGTAGTATCAACAATTCTATATATTCTTTTCTAATGTCTAGTTCACCTGCTTGGACAAGAAAAGAAGGCAAGAATCCCAAAGGTGGTTTGAATGCAAAAGGTCGTGCTTCTTATAAGGGCGGCACATTAAAAGCACCTGTGAAGTCTGGAGATAATCCTAGACGAGCATCCTTTTTAGCTAGGATGGGAAATATGCCGGGCCCCGAAAAAGATAGCAAAGGTAGACCAACTCGTTTACTTTTGTCATTAAGAGCGTGGGGTGCATCAAGTAAAGAAGATGCACGGCGTAAAGCTAAAGCAATGTCAATACGATTAAAAAACAAAAAGAAAAGGAGCAAAAATGCCTAGTACATTAAAATCATACGGAACTACAAAAACAAAAAAAACGGCTAAGAAAAAGAAACCTATGAAAAAGGGTTACTAATGAAAGGTGTAAAGCATTATACTAAATCAGGGGAAGTTCACAAAGGTGGATCTCATAAGATGCCGAATGGTGAACTTCATTCTGGTAAAACACATTCATCTTCTAGCAAAAAATTATTTCATTTTAAAGATTTGCCCAAAAGTGTACAAAGACGAATTATTATGCTAAAAAAGAAAAAAGGATAATATGGCGTACTCACCTCAAGATAGAAAAAAAGAACTAAGGCGTAATCCTACAAACTTTACGGCTCGTGCCAATATGGGTGCTTATCGTGCCTTTCTTCGTAAAAAAATGCAAGAAAAAGGTACAAAGTCAAAAGTTAATGTTAAACGAACAGGTGATAAAACTGTAACAACTACAGACAATACTCTTTATAATACACCAATAACTAAAACAAATTTAAGTACATCAGCACAAAACAAAACTGAAGATAAAGTAAATAAACAAGAAAAGAAACAAAAAGAAGTAGTAAAAAAACCTGAGAACAAAGTTAAAACAAAAGAAAAACAATCAGAAAATAAACCCGCTATTGGCGATAGAAGTGTCTTTGATAAAAGTGAAACAGAAGCTATCAATCGTAAAATATTGCTTAAACGAGAGCAAATGGAAAGAAAACTTGGAAGAAGTCGCACAGAGTCTTTGCAAAAAGGTCAGCAGGATATACCAGAGTTTTTTAAATGGGCAAAAGAAAATCCTACTCAGTTTATAGCGGCAATCCCTGTAATGGGAGGCACAACCTATCTTGGTCTTAAAGCGGCGTCAAGACTTCAAGGTATGATTGGAAAGAGCAAGTTTAGAAAAAAATTAACTGAAGCTGTAAAAGGTAGTCCAGAATTTCTAGGTAAAGCATTTAGATACTTTACTAAAAAAGCAGGTGGTGGATTTAAAAAAGCTACCGAAGGTGCAAAAAAATTCAAAAAGAAAATAGATGATGTAGATAAAACAAAAACTAAACAAAAAACAAAACAAAAAACTAAACAAAAAACTAATACAAAAAGCGAACCTGACTTTACAACAGATTCAAAAGGCACAACAAGAAAAACAAAGTCAACGACCAAAAAAAAAACTCAAAAAAAAAAAAAAGAAGAAACGCCTGTAAGAGGAGATGTAAGGGATATAAAAAAGAAAGGCGTTCCCGGATCTGATAAACCACCTGCAAATGCAGAGCGAAGCACAATGGATCGCACTACAGGTAGATACAAGAAACAAGCCACAGTAAATAAATATCAGCAAAAAAATAAATCAACGGCGCAAAGTAAACAACAAAAAGAAGAATCAGCAGTAGCAGAAAGAAGAAAACTTAATAAAATAGAACGAAGCGAAACTACAAAAGCAGATTTAAAAAAAGAAGATAGGTCATCTACTTTTGCACAAAATAGAGCAGATAGAATCTACGACCAAGCCGTAAGAGGTAGGGGTCAGGAGTTTATGGAAAGTGCAGAAAGGGCGGCAAGAAAAGAAGGTCTTGATTGGGTTAAGATGCGAGGTCGTTTTATGAAAGTATATAATGAACAAGCTAAACAAATAACGACTAAAAATACTGCAAGAAATCAAGGTGTCAAAGGAAAATCAAAAAGAGAAGGTATTTATGACATAAAAGATGTGCCTCCTAAATTAAGACAATTAATGAGGAATATTCATAATAGCGAAAAGGGTGCAAAAAAAGCAAGTCCTAAAGCATATGAAGAAGCAAAAATAGACAGAGAATATAAATCAATGATGAATCCAAAAGCAAGAGAACCAAGAAAGGCAGGAAATGTAAACAAAGCAGGTAATCTTAAAGATAAAAAATTAAAACCCGGTGGTTTATTAGATGATGCAAAAAAAAGATCCCAAGCAGAAATAAGAAATAAGCAGTTTGAAAACCAAAAAATGTTTGTAGATAATATGATTAAAAAAGGTAAATCACCTGCAGAAATAAAAAGAATGATGGATCAGCGAATACTACAATATAAAAACACAAATAGAAAATTCCGTAATGAAGTTGATCTTGAAAGGTTAAGAGTTTTATCATCAAAAGTAGCACAAAGATTAAGGAAAGCTACAACAACGGCACAAAGAAAAGAAATACTTAAAGCATATCAACAACGAATAACAAAAATTATATCTGAAGGTACTAAAGCTAAGAGGATGGATTAATTATGAACAAAACTATGAAGAGAAATAAAAAACTAGCAGAATCAATGGTTCGCACACATAAAGCTGATCTTGAATTACATAGAATGAAACAAATAAAAGATTATGCTGAATATAAAATGATGAAAGGTCATTCAAAAGAAAAAGCATATGAAATGGCAAAACAACACATTATGAGCAGTAATGACGAATGAAACGAGATTATAGAAAAGAATATGATAAATTCCAATCATCCTCTTCGTCAAAAAAGGATCGTGCCTCTCGTAACAAATTAAGACGATTATTTTTAAGACTTAAAAAAGTAAAGAAAAAAGATGGCAAAGATATTGACCACAAAGATGGTAACCCAAGAAATAATAAAAAAAGAAATATTAGAGTAACATCAGCTAGTATAAATAGAGCAAAGAAATGACATCAGCTACTAAAAGAAACCCCTCTCTTTGGAAACGAATTGTTGCACGAATAAAAGCACAAGCATCACACGGAACTGCCGCAGGTCAATGGTCAGGCAGAAAAGCACAAGCGGCCGTCAAGGCATATAAGAAAGCAGGAGGTGGATATAGTGGTGCAAAGAAATCTAGCAACTCGTTATCTAAATGGTCAAAACAAAAATGGCGTACTAAGTCAGGAAAAAAGTCATCTCAAACAGGTGAAAGGTATTTACCCGAAAAAGCTATTAAAAGTTTATCCTCAAAAGAATATGCGAGAACCACGGCAAAGAAAAGAAAAGATAAAGCTAGTGGAAAACAGTTTAGTAAACAACCAAAAAGCATAGCATCAAAAACAAGAAGTTATAGAACATAATGACAATATTTACTAAATACTCTATTAGAGAAATAGATACACTTCGTACAGTTGTAAAATCACAACATATGAAACATTACCCAAAAGAGTTTGTGAATAACCACGAAGCTGATAGAATCATAGAATCTCTATCGGAAGAAGCTAGAGAAAAACTATATGAACTAGCAGTTAATTATGGCATCACTAAGTTATAAGCCAGACGGCGATACACTAAAAAACTTTTTAAAAGATGATACTTTCTTTAGAGGAATACGAGGGCCTGTTGGCTCTGGTAAATCTGTAGCTTGTTGTATAGAAATAATTAAACGAGCTATATCACAAAAGCCGAATGACGAAGGGATTCGCAAAACTAGATGGGCAGTCATTCGTAATACTAACCCTCAACTTAAAACTACTACAATAAAAACTTGGCTAGATTGGTTTCCTGAAGAAGATTGGGGAAACTTTACTTGGAGTGTACCTTATACACACAAACTAAAAAAAGGGGATATTGATTGTGAGGTAATCTTTCTAGCGTTAGATAGACCTGAAGATGTTAAGAAATTATTATCTTTAGAACTTACAGGAGTATGGATCAATGAGGCACGAGAAATTCCTAAAAGTATTGTTGATGCTTGTTCTATGCGTGTTGGTCGTTTTCCATCTATGCGTGATGGTGGCCCAACTTGGTATGGAGTCGTTTGCGATACCAATCCACCTGATTCCGATCATTGGTGGGCAATAATGGCAGGTGAAACTGTTATACCTGACTATATAAGTAAACAAGAAGCTAAGATGTTGATTAAGCCAGATAATTGGCGATTCTTTAATCAACCACCTGCTATGCTAGAAATCAAAAATAAAAATAATGAAATAGAAACTTATGATAAAAATACTTTATCTGAGAATCAAAAGAACCTTACAGAAAATTATTATAGTAATATTATCCGTGGTAAAACAAAGTCTTGGATAGATGTATATGTTCTTAATAAACTTGGTACTGTTGAAGATGGTAAACCTGTATATGAGGCATTTAGACAAGATGTGCATGTAGCACAAGGAGAACTAGCAATAGCAGAATCTTTGCCAATATATGTGGGTATAGATTTTGGACTTACACCTGCTTGTGTTTTTGCACAAAAGGTACGAACTAGATGGGTTGTTTTAGAAGAACTAGTTGCAGAAGATATGGGTATAGTAAAGTTTTCAGAACTTATGAAACAATCTATGGCAAGATATGCACCAAGACCTTTTCATATATTTGGCGATCCTGCAGGAGATCATAGAGTGCAAACAGATGAAAACACACCTTTTCAAATCCTACGAGGCAAAGGTATAAGTGCAAGACCTGCACCAAGTAATGATGTTTTAATTAGATTAGAAAGTGTAAATGCCACATTAACAAGAATGGTTGATGGTGAGTCTGGTCTGCTTATTGATAAAAGCTGTATTAATTTAATACGAGGTTTTGCAGGTGGATATCACTATAGAAGATTGCAAGTTTCAGGAGAACGCTATGATGAAAGACCAAATAAAAACAGATTTTCTCATATACACGACGCCTTACAATACTTGCTTCTAGGTGCAGGAGAAGGTAGGTCTTTGACATTCGGCACTAAATATAGTAAACCTATAATAGCAAAAAGAAATTTTGATGTATTTAGTGGTCAAGCTAAAAACATCTATGAAAGAAGGAGGTAAACTATGTGCGGAGGAGGAGGAGGTTATAGTCCACCACCACCACCACCACCTAGTCCTTATGAAAAAACATTGCGACAACAAAGAATAGAAGCTCGTCAAAATGAACTTGCTGAAAAAGCTAAGTTAAAAGATGAGCAATATCAAGAAAGTGTAGCCGCATTGTCTGGGAAAAGGGGTAGAAGATCATTGCTCTCTGGTAGAAAAGGAGGACAAGGGTTTATGGTTACAGGTGATTTGCAAACTAAGAATACTCTCGGAGTATAAATGGTTATAGATGTTAAACCACAGGTTGCAGTAGATTTATCTGCTTCAAAGGTTAATCAAGTATTGGCTAGATACAGAAAAGCTAAAGCAATTAAGGATCAATGGAATCCTGTTTTTGAAGATTGCTATGAATACGCTTTGCCACAAAGAGAGTCTTTTTATTCAGAAAGTATAGCTAAAAGAAGAAGTGAAAGAATATTTGATGAAACTGCTGTTGTAGGTGTACAAGAATTTGCATCACGCCTACAATCAGGCATAGTGCCAAACTATGCAAGATGGGCAGATTTTGTTGCAGGTTCAGAAATACCAAAAGAAGATCAAAAAGATGTCAATGAAGTATTAGATACTGTAACAGAGTATGTCTTTGAAGTATTACAAAACTCAAATTTTTCACAAGAAGTACACGAAACCTTTTTAGATTGCGCTGTAGGTACAGGAATTTTACTTGTTGAAGAAGGTGATGCTATACAACCTGTTAGATTTAAAGCTATACCTCTACCACAAGTTTTGTTAGATTCAGGATATGATGATAAGATTGACCATGTATTTAGAGAACGATTAATAAAATACAAACAACTACTTGTAGCTTATCCAAAAGCAGTTTTACCTGAAAGAATGAAAGAAGATATGATGAACAATCCAGAGAAAGATTGTAAAGTCATTGAAGTAGTTTATAGAGATTATGATGACACAAAAAATGAAATATATAAGTTTTGTGTAATATCTGAAATGTATCAAGCTGAGTTGTTTGAAGATACATTTAAAGGTGTGGGTTCAAATCCATTTATTGTTTATAGATGGAGTAAATGTGCAGGAGAAGTATATGGCAGAGGCCCACTTCAACTTGCTTTACCTGCAATTAAAACAGCAAATTTAGTTATAGAACTAATACTTGAGAATGCACAAATGTCAATTTCTGGTATGTATCAAGTTGAAGATGATGGCGTAATTAATGTAGATAATATACAACTAATTCCCGGAACAATTATACCTAAGGCAGTAGGTAGTAGTGGTTTAACACCTGTACAACCTGCAGGAAATTTCCAAGTATCTGATTTAGTAGTAAAAGATATGAGATCCAATATTAAAAAAGCATTGTATAATGATATGCTTGGACAACCAAATCAAAAGACACCAATGTCTGCCACAGAAGTAGCAGAAAGAATGGCTGACCTTTCTCGTCAAATAGGTGCGGCATTTGGTAGATTACAAGCAGAGTTAGTAACACCTGTGTTACAAAGAGTAGTTTATATTTTAAAAAAACAAGGGCGAATAAAAGTGCCTGTTATCAATGGTAGAGAGATAAAAGTTAAATCTTCTTCACCTCTTGCACAAGCACAGAATCAACAAGATATAGCAACTATTGATAGATTTGTAGCTTTATTACAAGCAAGACTTGGCCCACAGTTATCTAATGTACTTATTAAACAACAAGAATTAGCTAAGTTTGTAGCCAAAAAACTTGGAGTACCTGAAGAATTAATTAGGTCAGATGAAGAAATGCAAGAAGCTGCACAGCAAATAGGACAAATAATGCAGACAGGACAACAGGCAGGAATGGCACCAAAAGATGTTCTTGAAGCAACTCAAAAAGTCTATAGTTGATTTCTTATAAATTAATGTATATAAATGTAGTATGAAACAAACAAAGCCTAATCGTATATTGGGATTAGATAACTTTGAACGAGATACACAACAGGAACAACTGTTGAACACTCTTTTTGAAAGTGTATTTAAACTTGATAATGCACAAGAAATACTAAGATATCTAAAACAAATTACTATTGAGTCAGTTGCAGGATCGGAAATATCAGACTCTGCATTAAGACATTTAGAAGGACAACGATATATAGTTGGGTTAATACAACGGCGTGTCAATAAAGGCAGAAGTCAACGAATAGTACAGGAGAAAAAAGATGTCAGATGATATTGAAAACATACAAGCAGAAGAAACACAACCACAAGCAGACCCTCAACCTCAACCTCAACCACAGACAGAAGAACAACCTGCTGTAGATGAACAAGAACTACAACAAGATACAGGTGAAGAACAAGACTATGAAGAACCACCTATTTTAGGTAAATTTAACTCACACGAAGAATTAGAAAAAGGATATGTTGAGTTAGAAAAGTTTGTTGGAGGGAAAAAAGATGAACTTAGAGATGAAATAATTAATGAGTTATCTGAAGAAGCTATAGGCGAAGCACCTGAAGAATACGAATTACCACCACTTCCTGAAGGAGTTACAGAAACAATGGTAGTAGAGAATCCTATGTTTGATTGGTGGAATAAACATTGTTCTGAAAATGCTTATACACAAGAAATGTATGAAGATGGTGTAAATAAATATGTAGATAATTTTATGCAAAATGTACCTGACTATGATGCAGAGGTGCAAAGACTTGGTGAGAATGCAAATGCACGATTAGATGCAGTAGATAGTTTTGTATCTACATCTTTTTCACCTGACCAATCTGAATTAATTTCTGGTACACTAGGTCAAACTGCCGAAGGTATTGAAGTTATAGAAAGAATGATGGCAATGCAACGGCAAAATATTGAATCTTCTGTACAAACAGAACCTGTAAATAAATTATCTTTAGAAGATGTAAGGTCTATGATGAAAGACCCAAGATACTTTGATCCAAGAGAAAGAGATGAATCTTTTGTTAAAAGAGTAGATGATGCTTTTGCTAGGTTATATAGATAATGTATATGGATATAGCAGTTCCTGATGACTGCTTTGAGTTAGCACCTAATCTAAGGCAACTTGATAAATACGAATTAGCACTTACAGGTCGTGATCCATTATGGTCTTTGTTATATCCGTTTCGTGCGAATAGACCCAACACATTTACCTTCTCTGTTTATAGTGCAGACCATAAAGTAATAGCAATGTTTGGGTGTTGTCCATATTATAGGACACCTAAAAAAGCCGCCGCTTGGTGGTTATCAACTGATGAACCTTTTAAATCTTGGCATTATCTTAGAAACCAAAAAAGAGTATTTGAATATGTAGCAAGTCATTATGATTTTCTTTGTAACTTTGCTACTGCTGAACAAAAGACAACATTAAGATGGGTGCAATATATGGGGTTTACAGTAGATAAACAAGAGGTACTTGTCAAAAATGTAAAAATGAAGTATTTTTATTTAGAGCCGAAAGGTTTTAAAGGTGAACCCATAGATGATGTGTGTGGCCCTCGTTGGACAACCCGTTATCAGAAATCTAAGGACAATTCATAAACTGTAATATTAACTTTATAGGAGATAGTTATGGCAACTTCCATTACTACTGCCTTTATTAAGCAGTTTGAATCAGAAGTCCATATGGCGTATCAGCGTATGGGTTCTAAACTGAGGAATACAGTAAGACAGCTTAATAATGTAAAAGGCAATCAAGCGAGATTCCAAAAGGTGGGCAAAGGTAGTGCAACTGAGAAATCAAGACACGCTAATGTTCCAACTATGGAAATAACTCACAATACAGTTGATGTAACTCTATCTGATTTCTATGCGGCAGATTATGTTGATAGATTGGATGAGTTGAAAACTAACATAGATGAAAGACAAGTTCTTTCACAATCGGCGGCTTCTGCTCTAGGTAGAAAAACAGATCAACTTATTGTTGATGTGTTAGATGCAGGGTCTAATAGTAACAATGTCGTACACGGCTCTGCAGGTCTTACACTTGCAAAGGCGTTAACAGTTTACGAAAACTTTGGCGAAGCTGATGTTCCTGATGATGGACAAAGATATTTTGTTGTATCTTCAGCAGGTTGGGCAGATTTATTACAAA